AGGAGTTTCTCCTTTAAGACCTAAGTTTGAACCTGGTAGCTGTGTGTTAAGTATTCCTTTTGCCATGATTATTGATTTTATTTATAAATAGTTACTTACCCGTGTTTGGGAAAAGCGGCCATTGATATTAACGATCCTGCTTTATTGCCGTCTATGAATACATCTCCTCCTGCTTCTACAGCAGCTCTCAATGCTTTTATTTCTGCTAGAAGTTCTGAGTTAGAATCTCCTTCACCACCTCCGGTCATTCCATTGACAAGAGAAGTAATGGCTCCTGTTGCTGCTGCTATTGGTGCTGCAGAAGAAGTAGAAGCAACTAGATTTTTTATCTCTTCTAGTTTTTCTGTATCTAGTTTATCAAGTGCTACTTGCATTGCTGCTAATCCCGCTGCTATAGCTGTTAAAGAAGTTCCAACAATCGATAAAGGATCTGCCATTGCTGCTATTCCTGCTAGTACTCCTATTCCTGCTACACCAAATATTAATGATGCACCTAGACTAGCTAAACCTAAACCTAATGCAGCGAATGCTCCTCCAACTGCTATTAATGCAACTGCTTTTTCTAAAGTAACTTCTCTTAATATACTTGCTATACCTTCTGCGGCTGCGGTAATGATAGAACCAATACCCTCAAATGCTGATTTTATTGCTAATCCTATAGCTTCAAAAGCTGGTGCTGCTAGCTTAAGTGCATATCCTATTCCTATAAGAGAGACTGTAAGTATTGCCAAACCTGCTGCAGCGTATCCTAATCCTGCTGGACCTAAAGCTTTCATTGCTTTTCCAAATGCCTGTAATCCTTTACCTAAACCAGTTAGACCTATTCCTGCTGCTACACCGAAAGCTGCTAATCCTATCAATGCCGGTACGGCTACGACCATAAGAGTTAAAGGTACAACAGATAAAGCTAAGTTACCTATACCTTTTAATACTCCTTTAGCACCCATAGATTTTAGTCCTTTGGCTAATCCTTGTAATCCGCTAGATCCTTTACCACCAGGTTTATCAGTTTGTTTAACCTTATCTGTAGTAGTTTTAGTTAACTTCTCGGTTGCTGAATCTCCTACTTCAGTTATTTTATCTTTTGCACCTAGTGCTTTTTCTTTTATTTTATCAAATAAATCAAACTTTAAACCTTTACCTGTTAATAAATTTTTAATAGCGTTTGATCCAGCTAATAGGCCTATACCAGCTGCTAGTTTAGGTAATGCACCGAGAATACCAGCAAAGCTGTTACCAATACCATTTAAAATTTTCCCGAAAGTACTTGTTTCATCGGTGATGGCAAAGACTTCTCCTTTTATACCTAACCATGATTTAAACATTTCTTGTAAATATTCAACTCCTTTAAATACAGCCCCTACAATTCCGGCGATTGGAGCAATAATTCCTCCTATCACATCAGCAATAGGAATTAAAATGTCTAACATAGGAGCAAATGCTTGTGCAAGTTTATCTGCAGCTTTAGCTAGTTTATCCTGGACCGCCATACGCTCCATGTCTTCTAATCTAACTCCTGCTGCTGCTGCAGCTTGTTCCTTAGTCATATTGGTTTCTAACGCTCTTTGATATGCTATTTTACCAAGTTGATCTCTAGTCATTCCAAGAGCCTTAGCCTGAGCCTCTTGTTGAATACGATTCATTTTACCAAACTCTGCTAAAGATGCTGAGTTTTTAAATAATTCTTTTCCTAAACCAGCTAAATCATTATTGAGAGCTAACTCTCTAGCTTTAGCCATGTTTATATTTTTTCCAGTAAGTAACTGAGCTTCAAGTTCAGCTTCTATAGATGATTCAAAGTCCATTAATGAACTAGCTATGCTATCTACCTGGCTTAGTTCCATTCCTAACCTTCTGGCAGCTGAAGCTGCTTTTGCTATAGCTTTAGGATTACCCCCTAACGATGCTTTTATACCATCACTTGCTTTAGCTACATCTCTAAGTATCTGTCCCTGTGAGACAGCGGATCTATTAGCATCATTAAATGCAGATGTAGTATCTACTATACTTGCAGTTACATCATCAATGTTACCACCTGTAGTTTGAGCAATCATTGCTAGTCCGCCTGCTTCATCTCCGGCTAGACCTAGAGTATTTTTAAGTTCGGCAGCTCCTGCTAGTACTTCGGGTGAGAAGATGTTTTGGGCATTCATACCAGTTTGCTTGGTAAGATCTGCCATTACCTCTAGTACATCAGTAGATGTTGCTAACCTACTATTAAACCCTGCTAATGCAGTAGAGTTTTGTCCAGTTAACTGTTGTAAATCAGTTGCTGCTCTATCTACTTTAAAGAATGCATCTGCTATTTTTAATATAACAGTAAGTGGATCAAATAATGCTTTAGCGAATCCTTTGGAAAGTTTTGATGCTCCGGCGAGCATTATACTAATTTTACCATAGTTTTTAGCGATACCCTTTACTACTTTATTGTTTTCGTTCAGTACCGCAGTCTCTCTAGTAGAAGCTTCAGCCATCTCGAACATTTTGTCTTTAGCTTCGCCCATTGCATCATTAAATATACCCGAACGCATACCTAATCTCTGCATGATTCCTCCTACACCTTCAACTAAAGCACCTGTAACTCCCATCTTATCATTGATGGATTTTTGGATTCCTTCTTCTTCTCTTTTAGCCTTAAGATTTTTCTCTTGATTTTGGTACATTAAGTCTAATGTAGCAACCCTATCTATTTCCTGTTTTGACAGAGTACCGGAACTAGTAGCTTGAGTAATTAAGGAATTATTAATACCCTCTTGAGTTTTAAGAGAATTTTTGAGATTAAATAACTTGACCTTAAGGTCTTTTTTACCCTCCCCGGTTGCCTTATTGTATAACTCTTCTAGCTTAAATATATCTTCCTGAATATCGTATATATCCTGCTGACGTTGTGCAATCTCTCTTGATAAATCTATTTGGTCTTGGGAAAGTCCTTTAAGTGCAATAAGTCTTTCAGTTTGTATCGAAGCTAGTAGTTTCTCATCTTTTTCGATTTGCTTCCCAATCATTTGAGAGTTTCCTAACTCTACATTATTTTGAGCTACTGAAGATTGTAGTTGACGGGCAAGACTTAGAGCAGATTTCTCAGTCTCATTTAATCCTCGTCTAATATTCATTTGATCTTTTAACTCTTCAGTTAAAGATCTAGCAAATTCTACACGAGATGCTGCGGCTGCAGATGCTTCCTGTGAATAACGAGATTGTTCAGAAGCTTGTTGATTCTGTTGCTTCTGTTGAGAAGTTATCTCTTTCTCGTTCTGTACTCTTTTATCTTTATTGTCGTCTGCCACTTAAATATACTTTTATATAAATAGGGAAGGCCCGCTATTTGCGAGCCTTTGTACTATAAGAAGGTTTCTTTATATTAGGTCCTTTCGGCATTGAAGATGGAGTTGTACCTTTTGAAGCTTTCTTATTAGCTTCAGCTTCTTTTTCGTAAAACTCATTTATCTTTTGAAATGTAAAGTTTCTTAACCAAATAGGCATGTTGTATATAGTATCATAATCATACCCTCCTTTTCCGTGGAATACTATTTCATGTATTTGTGTAAAAATGTTGACTCTATAAGTCGGCGTCAGGCCAAAGAAAGTTAACTCCGATTGGTATAGAGACGCCCTCCTCTGCATCTTCTGGGTAAAACTTAAGGTCTACATCAGGTTGAATGTCAGCAACATGTTTTCTAAATGCTCTAGAATCTCTAGCTAGAAACCTGTTATCAACAAACTCTCTTATAGTTTTAGTTTCTCCGTTGCCGTTAACACTGGTTAACATATACTTTAATCTAGTAGAAACTTCAGGAGAAGCATCTTTATTCATCTTTTTTAATCCTTTTAACTCTTGATCTATTTTATATTCATCAGAATGAGTCAAAAGTTTAAAAGTGATTTTATCACCAGTAGTGGGTAAAGTATATTCAAACTCATTTTTACCATCAGTTAACTTAGATTCATCAAAAGTTTTATTAGTTACTTCTGATAGATCTACGGTTACTTTTTCTCCTTGATAATTAAAATCGTAATCTTTACCATATCCTAAGATACGTGCAGCTACAAGTAGTGCATTTTTATCTCCTATAAGTAGTTCACCATATTTGATGTTTTTATCTACTATAAGTGATTGTAGAAGTTTATCAATAACTACTCCTTTTACGATGTAGTTTTGATTAGTAAGGATATCTTCTTCTTTTGCAGTCATGTACTTCATCTCTATTGTTCCGGATTTAAGAGGTGAGTCAGCTGAATAAAGAAGTCCTTTTGAGGGTAGATCTATAACCTCACTTGGGAATTTCTTTTCTTGTTCCATAAATGATTAAATTAAAACTAGTTTATATATAAATATACGAACTTTACTTTTATAAAACAACAAACCCGACATAAAGCCGGGTAAGTATCGGTGGTATTTGGAGGTATTAATAGTTCAATACACAGTAGTCCATTGCTACCGTCATTGATAGTTCTGCTACGTCTGAAGTAGCCCAATCAAATGAACCTTGAGCCATATTTACTATGAAAGCTCCTTTGATTACCCATTCTGATACGATATCACCAACAGGTCCTAATACATTTAATGTTAAATCCTTCTTATAGAAGTCAGAGTACCCAGCACGTCCTGTTACTGATTCATAGGATAATCGTGCCCAGTCCATCACAGCTTGAGCTCCAGACGGAGTAATCGGATCATATAGAGTCATATCCATATTTTCCCAGCTTCTCTTGCCACGAATCTTTCTGTATGTGTTAATATGATCTAGTTTAACTTCCTCATCAGTAAAGGAAGGAGCCGTTACTGTTTTGATCATAAAGCTTGGAATGTTGTCAATATACATGACAAATCTATTCTGAACTTTAGGCTCGAAGGCTCTAAACATTATTTCGTTTGGATCTAATACTGCCATTTTATTTCTTTATTATAAATATTCTACTAAAAAATTATGCTCCGAAAGATGCTCCTGTTGGTTCGATTGTAAAGTCTAGAACAATATACTCAACTGTTTTAGCTGGTTGTATAAATATCTGTCCTATCAACTGATTTCTATCAATCACATCTGCGGTGTTGTTTGTGTCATCCATCACGACTCTAAAAGCATAAAGACCCTGTCTTTGTACTACAGACTCTAAATATGGATTGACTTGTGCTAAGAAGTTGTTTCTAGTAGTATTAGTATTTTGTTCGAATACTAAACCTCTTGAAGCATCCCCTACGAACTTTTTAAGGTCGATTAATAATCGTCTTACATTTACTCTATCAAGTGCAGATTTCTTTTTCTGTAAGGTCTTCTGACCAAATACTGAAATGCCTGCTCCTGGGAAAGTAGCGATTGGGTTTACATTAGCACTGTAAAGTGTATCACGTTGTGTACGTGTTAATTTTCTCTCAGCTTGGATAACATCTCCGATTCCACCTCTAGTTAAACCTGCAGGTGCGAACCATGGTGCTGCTGCTCCATCTGTGAATGCATATACTCCTGGTATAACAACTGATGCTG